ATTCTGCTTCGACTTGTGGCTTCTTCTCGAGATAGAACATATTGTCCAGAATTGACGCCAATGCCGCACCCTCGGTACTCTGAATTGACGTCCTGTTCTTTTTTGCATCAGCCTTGATATCTGAAATCAGACCCATCTCAGCCTCTCCCCATCATTGCCTTGCATTTGTCACGAGACGGATCACAGTCCTCACCACAACTTGCACAGTCAACGATCATGCCGTATTTACTGTCATTCCTGACTTTGTTAGCAGGGTTAGCAGAGTTAGCAGGGTTAGCAGACTTGATCAGATGCGTTTCATAAACAGTCCCGGGATTGGCAAGAACAATGTCGTGTGCCATTTCCATGTACCGATTAGCCTTGTCCATATCCTGTTCCATTTTCCCTTTGTACGGTGCCCGGCTCCGATACTTCCATGCATTCAGGATGCAGAAGTCATATGTACGCTGAGGACCGAAAGCCATCAGCATTTCGTCGATCACTTCAAATGTGCCGTGGGTATAATGCTCCGGATTGTTGACCACATCGTTGCCATTGCTGTTGCTGCTTTCAGGTGTTGCTGCACTTTGTAACATTTTGATTTACCTCCATTTTATCGTTTTATTCATCGTCGTCGTCCCAATCAACAGCTTTCGCGCGTTTACCAAATTGTGCCGCACGCTGAGCCATGATCTCTTGACGAATTGATTTTACATCATCGAACGAAACGAAACCACGATCGAAAAAGCACGGGATTTCACATTCGCCCATTGGGTTGCTGACTTTGGACTTCATCACTTTACACTTCATGATGAACCCAATCTTTTCGTTTGTTGCGCTGTTTTTAGGGTTCTTGTTTGGTATCTCGATCCAACTACGTCTTGCCACCGCAATCCGTAAGCTGGCTGCATGTTTCAGTTTGTGGCCACCGGGCGTATCAAACTTTTCACCAAACATCATTGCCTGCATCTTGTCTCGGATCTGATTGATAAAGATCACCGTTGTGCCAGTCACTTCAATGATCTCTTCAACTGTTGGCAAGTACTTGTTCATCAAACGAGCTGTACCACCAATCCGCTGTTCTTCAATGCTGTCTCGATCTGCAGACTTCAACACCTTTTCAGCGTCCTCTTTTGGGATCATACTGGGGACACTATCAATGCCGATTAACGGCATACCAGCCTTTGCAAACTGAACCGTCTTATTGAATGCATCCTCGCCATATCTGGCACGATACACCAACAGTTGTTTCGGACGATTGCCAAACACTTTGGCACGACCTGCATCAAATGTGCCTTCAATCGGAATGTCCAATGCAAGGTCATGAAGCGAACACAAGTGATACAACAACGTCGTCTTGCCAGAACCCTCTGCACCAAAGATTTCAATCACACGTCCTTCGGGAATACCACCACCAATGATCTCGTCCAGATCCTCAATGCCAGTACTCCAACGATTGATAGCCAAATTTGCATGTTTGCTACCAAGTGTGTAGATTGAACCCTCTCCGTCGCGCCTGTTGATATTATTGCATAGCTGAATGATTTTTTGTTTGTTGGTTTGTGACATGATAACACCTCCAAATTCAACAACCGCCCAAAGCTGGAGGAAACCACAAGCAGCATCATGTTTGTTGATATATGTGCTTTGGGCGGTTGCTTTCACACATAATGTTTACGACTATGCACTGCCGTCCCTTTCATGCGCGCAAGGGATACATTACGTGTTTTCTGCCTTTGTCTTTTCGCTGTTGCGCGTAAAGAGATAAAACAGCGGTGTATCACAAGCTGCAACAACAACTTTGAATAACCATTGTCCAATGATCATCCCAATAAGTTGCAGCCGCATTTTCGAATCAAACCACCAGCCAAAGCCGAAGCCGAACGCAATCCCGGCATAAACAATTGAATCGACCAATTGGCTGATCATCGTTGCGCTGTTATTCCAAATCCATTTGCCGCCTTTTGTTGTACCATGTTTGCTGATGTACCAATTGCGAATCCGGTGAAACAATGCCACATCCAAACTCTGGCTTACAAGATACCCAGCCAAACTTGCAACAACAAATACCCACTGCTGTCCTAACAGTGTAACATATGCAACCTGAACATCCGGATCAACAGGGTTGAAATAACGAGCTGCAATAATCAGAGCCGTTGCCAAACACTGTGCAATAAAGCCATACTTGACAGCCAAGCCAGCTTTCTCCTTGCCCCAGATCTCGCCGATAATGTCGGTGATCAGGAATGTGAACGGATAGCTAATTACACCGATGGTAATTGCAATTGTGCCGCCCATGAACGGGATGCCAGTGTCCCATACTTTCGATGCAATGCAATTTGCTGTGATCAAAAGTGCACCGAACAGCATGTAGAGTAGATAGAGATTTTTTTCAGTTTTTTTCATGTCTTCCGACACTCCTTTCGTTATTAAACGTATGTAGTCTTACATACACCACGAATCACTTACGCCATTATCCTTGACGCCAGCCAGCTCGTTGAATGTGTTGATTGCCGAATTGATCTCGGCATAATATTGACCACCCAAGAAATCGATCGTCCCCTCAGGACGACTATCATCTTCAGGTGTCAGGTGTTTGTTTGCCTGTGCCGCCAAATATGCGAAAGCACTATCGCAACCACGGACAAACGGGAAGATACGATGGATCATGTTGACGACCTGAGGTCCTTCATCACATCCAAGCAAATGGACTTCAAGATCGGTGCGGTGGTACTCGTTGATCAACTTGTTCAGAACAGTGCATGCATCAACACGAATATATTTCGCATTGGTTGCGATGTTCAAAAACTTTGACACACCGATCGAATGGATCCGCGTATCTTTTACGAAGATCCGGGCACACGCTTCCCACTCACTCAATGTCTTACCTTGTGGCACAGCCATCACGCGATATTGGCCAGTCAGTCCACGATCGTCCAACATCTTCAGGAAATTGCGTGTCTTTTGGATTGTGCTACCCGGTTCATACAGAGTGTCCGGCAACACGATTTCTGTCGGCTGAATCTGTTCATACATTTCCAACAGTTTGCCAAACGGCAACTGTGCGCCTTCGGCAGCTCCATTGTCCATCAGAACAAACTTGCCACTGGCCGACAGTTTGGCAAAATGTTCACGATAACGTCCATCAACAACGAGATGTGCCAAACACATGTGATATTGATCATTTACCGTATCCTGCAAATGTGCAACAGGCACGATGTGTGCAACTCTGAATTCTTTCATCTTACTTTTTCCTTTCGATAACATTTTTGAATTGTGCTGATTGCTCGAACTCGCTATCCAGTGCATGTCGATCAATACTCCGCTGCATGTCGAATTGTCCTGTGGGATAACGATGCTGCAACTTTGCCAGATTGTATGCTGCTACAGTTTCTAATGATAAACCAGTAGCCGTACACAATGCTGCAACGTGCCACAAAACATCGCCAAGCTCATTCAGCAGATCGTTCTCGTTATACAGATCACCATAATACCTATGCTTGATCACCGACAACACTTCGCCAGCTTCTTCACCAAGACCAATCGCCCAATGCATCACTTCTTCTTTGTTGTTGGCATGACTTTGAATAGCCTGATATGCCTGCTCCTGATACGATGCAAGATCGCCATTACACGTGACATCTTTAGCACAATCGAAAGTACTGACACAACTACCATTCTCGCCGTCCTCAGAAACCGAGACCTCAACTGCCCTATCCGGATACAGCTTTACGATCTGATCAAGCAAGAACTTTGCAATGTCTTCACAACTGGAACAGCCCAGATCGAAAATACGCTTAATGTGATTAACATGTGGATAATGTTCGTTAATCAGGTTCTCAAGCTGATGTTTCACTGTGATGAACTCCAACTCACGATCATTGTGATAGACTTCGATCCATACACAAACATAGAAAACGTGCCTATGTTCATCGCGCAAATATGCTACACTTTCCGGTGCATCAGGCCAGCAGTGTAAGCCTTCAAATTGAAAACTACACCAAACGCTACGAGAGAGCTTTGCCGCCACTTCTTCTGACATTTGCCTCAACCTCCTTTCTTTCAAACTCCTCTATGCTGGAGCCGGATCGTTTTCTCACTTCCGACGACCGGCTCTGGAATAAAGTGCAGAATTGTATGCCGTAACCCGTTTGATGTACTGTTTCTTGTCAAACTCAATTGCGCCCTGTTCAAGCAAGATATTCAGCACCTTTTTGTTGACGACACGGCCAACACAACGATCATAAAAATCGTCAAAGTTTCTGAAGATACCGTTGGCACGTCTTTCGTCTGCAATCAGTTGTGCAGCCTTTTCACCGATCCCTTTGATCTCTGACAAGCCCTTTTGCAAAACTGGCTCGCCATCAACTTTCCGGATCGTCGTACTGACCTTGCTGTAATTGACGTGTGGTAAAAATACCAAACTATCAGCGGCAACTGCCTCACAACAAAACTCGTCGCGTTCTTGATCCGATCGTGCATACTTGATTTTTGCATACCAAAAATATGTCGGATAGTAAATCTTGTAGAACAT